GGCCTGTGATGTATCCCGTAGTCAATGTCAACAGTCTTCAACTGACAAATCCGGCGAGACATGATGTCGTTTACTCTGTCCCATGCTTGCTTCTCGCAGTCAGCGTCAACGTCTATCGTTAACTTGCCGCCAAACGGAACGCAAGTCACTTCGATGTAAAAGCGTTTAGTCATGCTCACCTCCGGTGCCTCTGCCCAGCCCACCGAAATACTGCGGCCTACGCTTGGCTGTCTCAAACACGCCGACTGTGATAAACACACCAGCCAACAAGATTGCGTGAATCAGTGCGCTAACACCAAACACGACAATCGATCCCACCCACGACGAGAACACGATGCACCACATCCACGCAAGAACCTGCATGATCATGTGCCGGGTGTTCGTGTCGGGGATATTGGACAGCGGGTTCTTTGCGCTGTCCATCACCAATTGATACAGTTTAGTCATAGTCTGTCTCCCAGCGTTTTTTCGCTAAGTCTACAGCAGCAAGATGTAAGTCTTCCTCCTTGTAGCTGTACGGATCGCCCGAGACAAAAAGGGGCCGTAGCTCCTCTATTGCCTCGTCGTACAACCGTTCAAGGGTCATCTCGTTCTGGTGATTACTCATCGTGCCAATCTCCTGTGTGCTGGCGTTGTCATTACTTAGCCATACAGGTATCTATACAGGCAGTCAATACAAAAAAAGAGGGGCCAGTCAGAAGACCAGCCCCCCTTCACAGTCGGAGAAAGCTACAACCCAAGAAACAAGGAAAGGGATTAGTTCCTTGGCTTGTATGGCACACAGAGTTTTAGCACTGGCGTCATGTACCTGTCAAGCCATCTTTTGCACTCTTTTTCGGTACGGCCCACAAACACCGCAACCCAGCGGGGATAATCTACGCACTGCCTTTGCTGCACTAGCTCACTATCTGTTTCACCAATGCGTACAGATGACACAGGAGCTAGCACTTCATGTCGTCCGTTTTGAGACACAACATGGGGTGCTAGATGGTTCCCCTTCCAATCCTTCGGTAGTCGGATATCTCTACTCTTTTTCATTCTCTTCCTCGTCAAGAACTTCGATGTACACATCAATAGCTTCGCGTATGAGATCGGCAACGGCAACCTGTTCCCGACTTACTTTCTGTCTAGCCCCAGCATGTGTCGATAGTTTGTCATACTGCGACATAGTCATCAGAAGATTGTAAGTCTTGGTGGGTTCAAGTATCTTGTTTGGTCTTGGCATCTTTAGCTTCCTTCTTCAGTCGCTTGTCTTCTTTGTCACGACGTTTGTCGGGAACTACCTGTTTACCTAATCTTCTTAATTGACTAGCTATAGGATTGATTTTACTAATCTTTTTCATAACAGGGTTATCCCTATGGGTTACTCTCTTAATGGGGTAGCGTATTTGTCAAGCGGGGTCAAGTCAAAAAATGTCATTGACAGAGTTTCATGGGCCGATTACTGTCGCGTCAAGTTGCCAGTTTGATAAGGAGTAGTGGCATGACACTTGTAAACGATTACAACGAGATTCTGACGATAGATGACTTTGTGCCGGTGGAAGATTGCAAAGCCGCAGTAAAACATATCGACAGCCTAATCGATGCGGGTTTTTGTAATGAAAGAAACATCGATGTGGGAAGAGAAGACGAGTGCATTCACCTTTGCACCGTGGGCGCAGAAGGCACCAGCATGGCTCACAGTATGCTGAACCAGTTTTACGCTAGGGCACTGCCCGAATATCAGACACGGTTCCCTGTTCTACGCAACAGGCAGTTGTCAATACTAGACTGCAAGGCACAGAGAACGCGTGCGGGAGGGGGCTTTCATGGTTGGCACTATGAAAACTTTGACGGCACTACCGCTGATCGAATACTGGCATACACGCTGTATCTGAACGATGATTTCGAGGGAGGGGAAACTGAATTCCTGTATCAGAATATGAGAGTTAAGCCCGTAGAGGCTAGGTTCTCTCTGTTCCCGTGTAGTTTCTTGCACACTCACAGGGGTAATCCACCCATGTCCGGCACTAAGTACATTCTCACAGGATGGATTATCGATCTTGATCCATTTAATCGGGTTCGCTGATGGGGAGTTTATGGATGATCGATAAGCCGTCATGGTTAGAGGGGCACGTCGAGTCTCTGCAAATACCGGCTTTGACCACCGCACGATACGACTGTCCTGTGTGTGGCGCAAAGAATACGTTCAGTGTGACAGACGACGGCCTACAAAGAAAGTGGTTCTGCTTTCATGCGGACTGTAATGTGAAAGGCTATACAGGTGTGATGCTAACGTCCGATAACGCCTCTAGTGCTTTTAAGAAAAGCGTACCAAAGCCTGCCCCGCCACCGACAGACAGTGTATTTGAAGTGCCTCACACCTTTGTGCAGTTGTCACGCAGCATCGATGCGGAGTTGTATCTCCGTAAGGTTGGTTGTTACGACGCATACTTGGCAAACAGGGCCGACATACGATACGACATCAAGAAAGATCGCGCCGTCTTTCTAGTGAAGAAACGCGGTGTTATTGTTGACGCAGTAGGGAGACTGATCAATGGAACTGGACCCAAATGGTTTAGGTACTCTAATAGCAAGCAGCCTTTTATATGTGGCGAACATAGCAGTGCTATTCTCGTTGAAGATTGCGCTTCTGCTTGCAGTTGTTCGAATATCACGACGGGGGTAGCCTTGATGGGCACACATCTGCTACAGGATCACATAGATGTCCTGCGGCGCTACGAGAAAGTCATCGTTGCTCTTGACAAAGATGCTACGGATAAGGCTATAGAGATAGTTCGAGTGCTGACCCAAGAGGGCATATCCGCGAAACTAGCCGTATTGAAAAACGACTTGAAGAACATGGAAAGGGAAGAACGGGATGATTTCTTACGATACCAAATCAACAGATAAGCAGGTGCTGGGCTTCTGCCTAAGCAGTGACTTCTTTGGTAAAGTTGCAAACATAGTAAACAGAGACATGTTCTCGCGAGAGATGCGGGACGTGTTCGATGTCATATCCTTCTGCCACACCAAGTATGGTAAGGACTTGACTGTCGGAGAGTTGGCTGTCCTGTTTGATGATCGCAATCCAGCCATGCCGGACAGCACACGGGAACGGGCACACGAGCTAATCGCAGAACTGTCTCCCGGCAACCCGGACAACATCGACTTGCATATGGATTTGGTGAACAGCTTTTGGCTGCGGGATCGTGCTAGGCAGATCGGCGAGAAAGCCATAGAGATATTCACTGGAGACAGTGAGGAGTTTGGCGAACTGCGCCGCATGATCGAAACTGTAGAAGATGGCAGGATCAGCGACAAGACTACTTACTCTGAAGTGACAGAGGGTCTGCTTGAACTGCTAGAGGATCATGGTGGGCCTCCCGATTTCCCTTTCGAATTCGATCTGATCCGGGAGAGAGTTGAGGGTCTAGATCGTGGCAACTTGGGTATCATCTTCGCTCGTCCGGAGTCCGGCAAAACTACTTTCTGTTGTTTCCTCGCTGCGTCCTATATACGACAAGGCTTCAAGGTCTTGTATTGGGCCAACGAGGAACGAGCCGAGAAGATCAAGATTCGTCTGTGTCAGAGCTATTTCTGTGTGACACGCGCGGAGTTGAACGAGAACCGTGCCATGTACAACGAGCGGTACATCAACGAGATACAGCCCTTCTTCCGCATCATGCGGTCTGTGGGCACGTCAGTAGAAGAGGCCGACGAGTTCATCAAACTGAACAAGCCGGACATCATCTTCATGGATCAGCTAGACAAGTTCCGGATCAAGGGCGAGTACAGCCGAGGGGACGAGAAGCTGAAGGAGATTTACGTCAACGCCCGTGAGATCGCCAAGCGCAACGACGCCTTGATATGGGCAGTGTGCCAAGCATCGTACGAGGCCGAGGACCGTCAATTTATTGACTTCTCTATGATGGACAACTCTCGGACAGGCAAGGCAGGCGAGGCTGACATCATCTTAGGCATTGCCAAGACAGGCGGCAGTGACATCGAAAACACGATGCGTATACTATGTATATCTAAGAATAAGCTGAACGGCTGGCACGGCCCTATTAATACGCACATCGACGTTCACAAGGGGGTGTACTACTGATGAATGTACTGACCTTCGACGTCGAGACTACGCACAAGGAGAAAACAGGCGGTGGACATACCCCTCTGCCTTACTTCGGCAATCATCTTGTCTCCGTAGGTTACAAGTGGCTAATCAGTGGTGTAGACTATCACTGTTATTACCACTCGACTGAACCCCCAACACAGGCCGCTGCGGAAGGGTTTCAACTGGCACTAGATCACGCCGACGTCATTGTCGGACACAACGTCAAGTTTGACTTGGCATGGATAAGGGAGTGTGGTTTTGTTTACGATGGTAATGTCTACGATACGATGGTGGCGGAATATATACTCGCGAGATCGCAAAGTCGGCCTCTTGGACTTGCTAGTCTTGCAGAGAAGTATAACGTCACCAAGAAAGAGAAAGACCTCGTTGTACCGTACCTTGAGAAGGGGTACACGTTCTACGACATCCCGTGGGACATCGTACGAGAGTATGGAATAGCCGACGTCATGGCTACTGAAGAGATAGCTCTCGCGCAGTTAGAGAAGCTAGGCACAACATTTGAGGAGATATACAGTGAGCCTCGTACCGACAATTAGGCTGTCTATGGAGATGACGGATGTTCTATGTGATATCGAACGCAACGGACTGAAGATCAACCTCGACACGCTCGAACAGATTGAAGACCAGTACAGACAGGAGCTACTCATTCTAGAAGGTGAGTTGCGTGACTTAGCCCAAGAGGCTATGGGCGATACACCTGTGAACCTAAACAGTCCGGACGACAAGTCTAAGCTGTTTTACTCACGGGCCGTGCTTAACAAGGGCACATGGAAGAGCATCTTCAATCTCGGCACGGAGATACGTGGAGCCACTGCCAAGCCCAAGATGCGTCCTCGTATGACGCCTAGAGAGTTTGCTGCCAACGTGTCACGAAATGCCAAAGTAGTGTACAAGACACGAGCGGAACACTGTAGTCACTGTGCAGGCACGGGAAGGTTCTCTCCGCCTCGTAAGGATGGGAGTCCCGGCAAGGCAGTTCGTATCTGCACCCACTGTAACGGGGCAGGCGTCATGTATCATAACACCAATGAGGTGGCAGGGTTCAAGCTAATACCACGAAATCCTATGGACGTGGCAGCGGCAGGCTTTCGCACTGATCGCGAAACACTTGAAAACTTCATGCCAGTTCTTCGGGGTGACGCCCGTGTGTTTGTGGAGAAGTACATTAGATACAATGCTTTACGCACCTACCTTAGTACATTTGTTGAGGGGATGAAGAACAATGTCGATGCGAACGCTTTCATACACCCGGAGTTTCAGCAGACGATTACGGCGACGGGTCGCCTTTCGAGCCGCAATCCTAACTTCCAAAATATGCCTCGCGGCAGCACTTTCAAAATCCGGAAGGTTGTCGAGAGTCGTTTTGACGGCGGAAAGATTGTGGAAGGGGACTACTCCCAACTAGAGTTTCGGGTGGCAGGGTTCCTCGCAAAGGATCAGCAAGCCTACGATGATGTCGTCAATGGTACAGATGTACACAGCTACACTGCATCGATCATTGGCTGTTCGCGGCAAGATGCTAAGGCACACACCTTCAAGCCTCTGTATGGCGGCACCAGCGGCACCCCGGAACAGAAGAACTACTATCGTGCTTTTAAGGAGAAGTACGAAAAGGTCACTGAATGGCACGACGAGCTTCAGAGAGAGGCTGTAGAGAAGAGGGTCATCACCCTACCTTCGGGACGTCAGTACGCCTTCCCGGACGCTCGTTGGACGCCCTACGGTACAGCTACGAACAGGACTAACATCTGTAACTATCCTGTGCAGGGATTTGCCACGGCAGACCTGCTACCTATCGCTCTTGTGTCTCTGCACAAGGCGGTAAAGGATGCGGACATGCAAAGCGTGATCTGCAACACGGTACACGATTCGATTGTGATGGATGTCCATCCGGATGAGTTTGACACGTGTATCGATCTTATGAAGCACGCCATGCTATCTCTTCCCTTTGAAACTATGAGAAGATATGGTATTGCGTACGACATGCCTGTTGGAATAGAAATAAAGGCAGGCAAAAACTGGCTTGACTTAGACGTTGTATATGGCTAAGATCAATCTACCACCCTCATGTAAAGGAGTTTAGGAACATGGATGGGAATGAACTTATGGAACTTGACGACTTCGGCGCAATGGCGAAGGCTTTCCGGAATGACGACGTTGAGTCGCTGATGGAGATGACCGGACAAGGTGCCGTGCAAGAACGTGTCGGGCTTCCCCGACTGAATATCAACTACGATACGGAGACTGACGATGGTCGGCCTTTGGCTCGTGGAACGTGGAAGATTTTCCACGGTGGGCAGATGCTCTATGCTGACGAAGTAGTAGTGCGTCCCCTTCTTCGGACTTTCGAATACAGCCTGTGGGACGCAGAGATGAATGAGGGTAGGGGTGGTTTTGCCTCTAAGTCCGTTCAGAAGACGTCCTTTGGGGGATCGTTTCCGGACAGTGCAGGTGGCAACAAGTGTGGCCGCTTGACCCGTGACGAGGAGAATGCCCTCGACAAAGATGACCCATCGTACATCAACTCTCGTGCGGTTGTGTGTAATCAAGTCATCTACGGACGTATCGCAGGCACCTTCAAGAATGCCGACGGTGATACTTTCGAGCTTTCGGACGAGCCAATGATCGCTTACTTCAAGCGTTCCGGCTTCAAGCCGATCTCTGACTTCATCGACGGGCTGACGAAGAAGAACAAGCTCATGGCTTGTGTAGAGATGAAACTCTCTACGATGAAGAACAAAAAGGGCAGTGTGACTTACTGGACGCCTGTTGCTCAAATGGGCGAGACAGTAAGCATCAGTGACTCCGACAAGGACTTGTTTACCTTGTTTGCCGATACGGTGAAAGGTCATAACGATACAGTGATGACCGAGCATCGCGGGGCAGTGAAAGCTATGGCCTCTGAAGAGGACGTTGACTTGGCTGCGGAGTTCGGTGATGCTGACGCTGCTTAACATCCAAGACTTTATGTCTAGGGCGCTGCGGGGGGACACTGATGTTCCCCCGTCAGTTCTTCAAGAGTTTGCAGAAGATTGTCGTGCCTCGACAGAAACCCAACTCTCTCGTAAGAAGGGAGAGTGGCGTATTCGTATGTCGGGATTAGGCCGACCTATCTGTCAACAGATACTTGACAAGCAGGGCATCGAAGAGTCGATGTCTTACAATACTCTTTTCAGATTTCTATTCGGTGACATCACCGAGAGCATCATCATGCTCATTATGAAAGAAGCCGGGGTAGACATTGTTGACTATCAGCGGCCTGTCGAACTTGATCTCGACGGCATCGTAATCAAGGGCACCCTCGACGTCATCATACGCGACGAGAGTGGTGTGGAGAAGGTGTGGGATATCAAGTCTGCCAGTGACTACGCATACAAATCTAAGTTCACTGGTTACGAGGGCTACGAGGGTATCAAGAAGGACGATCCCTTCGGCTATGTAATGCAGGGCTTTCTGTACTCCGAGGCCGTCGGTATGCCCTTCGGTGGTTGGATCGTGGTCAACAAGTCTAGTGGCGAGGTGGCCGTCGTAGAGGTTCCGGATTGGTGTCAAGAGGACAAAGAAGAATACCTTGCAGAAGCCAAGCGGCGTGTCAAACTTTTGACAGACCCCGATGTCAAATTTTCGAAGCCTTTCCCCGACACATTTGAAACCTATCGCCGCAAGGGCGAGATCATCCGCACCGGAAACAAGGTGCTGGCAAAAGAGTGCAACCTCTGCGGCTACAGGCATCACTGTTGGCCGGACGCACAGTTGCATGATAAAGTAACCTCGGCAGCTAAGAACCCCCCGAAAGTTTGGTATACCCGTCTCAAGAAAAAGGAGATGTAATGTGCCGTTCGTATTTATCCGGGACTATTCCGAAGAGCTACTAGAGCTAAACGACAATCTACATCATGTACTTATAGAGTCCGTCAAGAAGATTGGCGGTGGCAGGAAAGTTGTGCGCTTGCGTCAAGACCACAGAAGCCTGCCCTTGACCCTGCTGAACGACTACACTGAATTCGGTCACTTCGATGCCGAAACAGAGAAGCGTGACATACTGCAGGTAGAAAACGAAATACAGACAATTAGCAGACTTTCACAATCCGGAGCTATTATATGCGTTCCTCTGAAGCCGTTGACAGACGAACTGAGTTACCTCGAAAAACTGTCCCCAAGGGTAGCGGGGTACGTGCTAAAACGTCTAGGATCAATAG